TCTCACTTTCGATGGCAAACATTATGAAAACGGTTTGCCGGAGATGAAATGGTCCGGCGGAAAAGTCGTATCTTAGAATTTTAGCGCGCGTCGCGCGTATATCCTACTAAATCCATGATTTAAGTTCTTCACCAAGAACTTCTGATGCTATATTTACTTTTTTACGTAAAGATTTTACAATTTTCTCATCAACCGTATCATCAGCATTAATGTCTACATAGGTGACAGATTTCTTTTGACCAATTCGGTGCGCACGGTCCTCGGACTGTAATCGCTTCTCTAGGTCATATCCGTTAGAATAGTAGATAACCGTGTTTGCAGCCGTCAATGTAAGGCCATAGCCGCCCGTAGAAGGGGTTCCAACAAGAAACCGGCACCTAGGGTCGGACTGAAATTTCTCTCTGTTAATGTCTCTTTCGTCTTGAGGCGTAAGTCCATAATAATCAACCACGGCTCCTGGACCATGGACCTTAGTAATTTCTTTAATAATATCTTTTATGTCCCATTGGTAATGAGCCCATATAATAGCTTTGCCTTCCGTTTCTTCTAATATATCCATTAATTCACTTATTCTATTATTAGGAATTCTTTGAGTCGTACCATCATCTGCAGTAAAATGACCGCATGTAATTTGATGAAGTCTCATTAATTGAGTTAACGCATTAACAGTTGTAACTTGTTTTCCGTTTAAAATAGCTAAAGCCTCTTTTCTCATTTGTTCATAAAGTTTTCTTTGATCTGGGGATAAAGCAATTTGTCTTTTAATAAATATTTTAGGCGGTAAATCTAGACAATCTTCTTTCAACACCCGATAAGAAAAAGGTTTTAATTTATCGGACAACTCCCCTAAATTTCTAAAACCAGATACTAATTGAATAGACCGTCCCGATATATGGGCCGTTTTCATAATAGCATATCGCATTCTAAATGAATAATAAGATTCATGTTCTAAATGAAAAGGATCTAAAAAATAACACTGACTAAAAAGATCTAATGGATTTTTAGTAACAGGAGAACCGGTTAAAATTCTACGATACTTAGCCTTAGAAGAAAGAGCAATAATATTTTTAGTTCTTTGTGCTTTAGGGTTTTTAATAGTAGTAGATTCATCTATAGCCATTAAAGTATTATGAGAAGCTAAAAATTTAGCTGCAAAATCCCTGCCTTTTTGAGTACTAAAAGCTTCTACATTCATAATTAAGAAATGAAGCTCTTCTCCAGTTTTAAATAAAGTACCTAATTTTTTAGATTGACCTTTAGTTATATTTGATTGCCATAATACACACACATTTTCTATATGATTTGGTAAATGTGTGGGTATTTCATTATTATACCAAGTGCCTATAACACCTTTGGGTGCCACTATTAAAACCCCATCAATTTTTCCTTTATCATAAAGCATTGCTGCATTATCAATTAATACTTTAGTTTTTCCTGTACCCATTTCCATAAAATAGGCATAGCTTTCCCTATTCCATGACTTTTCCAAAGCAGTCAATTGATGCGCGTATGGTTTCGTCTTAAATTTATAATTCATGTTTAAACTTTTACCCAATTAAAATTAATAACTCCTCTAAGGAGATTATCCGTGTGTGTAGAACCCGAATGAAGCATATTAGTTGGAAAAGTTAGCATCCTATTTTCTACACAATCCACTTTTTGGCCGTCCTTAAAAACAGTAGGACCATTTGTTGTATGTAAATAAAAAATACTTGTTCTTCCTAGAGTTTCAAAATCAGTGTGATATCCATATATACGTTTTTTATTTGTTTTAAATGTAACATTAGCTTTAATTCTAAGTAGCGTTTTAATTTTTAATTTTTCTAAAATTGGTTTTAAATTATCAAAATACTTACTATTTACTCCTTCCTTATTAAAGAATACATGTGTAAGCTGAATTTGTTGATCTCCTTTTTTTCCTTTAAAATCCTGTAAATACCATGGAAAAAGATTGGTTTCATGGCAATCAAAAATCTTATTCTTGATATTCTCAAGAATATCTTTATTTAAGAAGTCATCTTTAATCATAATTTTATTCATCTTTCTAGTTGACAATATAAACTTTAAGACCTATATTGTCAAGCATGAAAGAGAATACTTTACCAATTGTTTATGTTGTTCAGGAAATTGCAGGAACTAAAGAGGGTAAACCTAAAATAAATATTATGGGTGCCAGAGAATATGGTGATTTTAAATTTTTATTACCGGAACTTTCTCAAATAATTTTTTCTCCTGGTCCTTTAATTTATAAATTAAGACAAGCATTAAAAAATTTTTCTGAAAAAGATTATTTATTATTAACAGGTGATCCAGCGATAATTGGAGTTGCGTGTTCATTAGCTTCTGAAATGACGAATGGTAAATACAACTTATTAAAATGGGATAGACAAGAAAAAAAATATTACCCTATTGAAATTAATTTACATGAAAAAGGAAAAAGGGATGATTGATTTTGAACAAGATCAACAAAAAGTAATGAATAAGACTGATAATATTCAGTCACTAGCAGACCAGGTTGAAAGATTAGAAACTTTAAATAGAGAGATTGAGTTTGCTGAAAGCCAACTCAAACAAAAGAAAAAGAATTATGAACATTTATCAGGAGAAGTAATTCCAACAATGATGAGTGAGATGGGTTTATCTCACTTAAAATTAATGGATGGTTCTTCGGTAGATGTTAAGCCGCATTATAGCGCTACGATCACTCAAGCGAATAAAGAAGCGGCGTTTAACTGGCTTCGTCAAAATGGCTTAGGTGATATTATAAAGAATGAAATTATGGTATCGTTTGGCCGTAACGAAGATACAAGAGCGGCAGATTATGCTGATCTTGCGAAGAGTCACGGGTTTCAACCGACACAAAAGTTGAAGGTTGAGCCTATGACTCTGAAAGCGCTCGTCCGTGAGCGTATTGAGGCAGGAAAAGAAATGCCAACGGAAATTTTCAATGTATTCATTGGAAATAAAACTACAATAAAAAGGAAACAATAAAAATGAACCAAGTAGCAACAAAAAAAGAAGGAGCATTGGCGACTAATATATTTGAAGCTGATGCTAATAAAGGTGCTCAAAACATATCGCAAGAAGATCTTGCGTTACCATTCTTAAAAGTTTTGGGACAATTATCTCCAGAGGTAAATAAAACTCATGGAAAATATGTCGAGGGTGCAGAACCCGGCAAGATAATTAATACTGTTACCAATGAATTGTATAATGCAGTGGATGTTATTCCTGTATTTTATAAAAGACAATACATAGAGTGGCAAGATCGTGGACAAAGTACTGGTGCGCCAGTAGCAATTCACGAGGCAGACAGTGATATCGTGAGTACAACTACTCGTGATAAGTCTTATAAAGATAGATTACCTAATGGTAATTATTTGGAGAACACTGCAAGTCATTTTGTAATATTGTTAGGTAAAAGTCCAACAACAGCTTTGATTTCTATGAAAGCTACTCAATTAAAAGTGAGTAGAAAATGGAACTCAATGATGATGGGAATTAAAATGCAGGGCAAGAGCGGATTATTTACTCCGCCAACTTACAGCCACATTTATAATCTAAAAACCGTTCAGATGTCTAATGATAAAGGAACATGGTTTGGATGGGATGTGTCTAAAACAGGACCTGTTACTGATAAATCAGTCTATGATATAGCTAAAACTTTTGCTGAAAGAATCGGCAAAGGTGAAGTTCAGGCTAAACATGGATCTGAAGAAACTTCTAGTACTCCATACTAACGAATCCTAGGTAGTGGGCGTCTAAGCGAGAGTGGATACGCCCACTTTTAAAAATTTTATGTCGGTAGAAAGTTTTAAAAATATATTTAAAGGATTAGAGCGTGCACATGGTGTCACAAAAATAGGCACTTCCAATGGCAGCGGAGAAAAAGTCAAAGGTCAATCTTTTGTAAAACGAGAACCTGTAACAGATAAACTATGGTTATCTCACTTACAAGGTATTGATAGTTTAGGTGTTATTCCAATTACTGATAACAATGACTGTAAATGGGGATGTATTGATATAGATTCTTATGCGGGTTTTGATCATAAAAAATTAATCACAAAAATAAGAACATTAAAATTTCCTTTAGTCGTCTTTAGATCTAAAAGCGGAGGGGCACATGTATTTTTGTTTACAACTGAATATGTTGAAGCAAAATTAATGAGAGATAAATTAAATCAAATAAAAGCTATACTGGGGTATGGTGGCTCGGAAGTCTTTCCAAAACAAACAGAATTAAAATCGCAAGATGATACAGGAAATTTCCTTAACTTACCATACTTTAATGGTGATGAGACAACCAGATATGCATTTAAAGATGATGGCACAGCAGCAAGCTTAGAAGAATTTTATAATATACATAAAAACTCAGTACAAACTTTAAAACAATTACAAGAAATAGAAGTTAAAAGACCAGAATCAGAATACAGTGACGGTCCTCCATGTATTGAAACTTTAGCAGCAAATAAAATTGGGGAAGGTGGTAGAAATAATGCGTTGTTTCATTATGGTGTTTACGCAAAACAAAAATGGCCTAGTAGTTGGAAATCAAAAATTACTTTATTTAATGCAACTGCAATGTCTCAACCTTTATCTGATTCGGAAGTTCAAATAATAGAAAAACAACATGAGAAAAAAGAGTGGGGATATAAATGTAATGATGAACCTATGTGTAGTATGTGTGATAAAAGTTTATGTCGAAGAAGAAAGTTTGGTATAGGTCAGGACATAATGTTTCCTGGGCTAACTGATCTTCAGGTTATTGACCTGGAGGAACCTTATTACTACCTAAATGTAGATGGAGAAAGATTATACTTAGAAAATGTCAAATACTTACGACAGCAAAGCTTATTCCAAGAAGCATGTATGAAACAATTAAGATTTAGACCACCAACATTAAAAGAAAAAGACTGGGTACTTATTACGAATCAGCTATTAAACAATGCAGAAGTCACAGAACCAGCAGCTGGTATGAAAACGGATGATCAATTAAATAATCATTTAGAAGAATATTGCTTAAATCGGGTTCAGTTAGACACTCCTGTAGATTTACCTAAAGGAGGCGTTTGGAATTCTGAAGGATATCATCATTTTGTTTTTGATAAATTTTATCATCAGTTTTTAATGCGTAGACGATGGGATCTGGGTTATTCCAGAACAGGACAAATGTTAAAAGAGAAATGTGGATGTGAAAATAAAAGAGTAAGTAAGGAAAAGATTAGAGTTTTTGCAGTGAAAGAATTTGATAAGAAAAAAGAAAATGAAAAAAATATAACATATAAAGAAAAGGATCATTATTAATAAATGATACGAAAACAACTATCATTATTTGAACCTAAAACACATGTAAATAATACATATGTTACAGATAAACCCGTTGATGTTTCAACTATCATGGATAAAAATGATATTATTATAAAGGATAAATATTTTATTTATCCAAATCATGGAACACATCCTTTTGAAAAATATGATAAAAAATTATCTTCCCATGATTATCCGTTTCTAGAAGATAGACATTATAAAAAGACAGGAAACAGAGGAATTGTAACTATAACAACTAGAAAAGGAATTATATATCCTTATGTCAGTTTACAAAGAGCAAAGATCGCACCGGGTCAAGGTGAGCAAAAATTAATATGTTTTCATAAATTAGTGGGAAGAGCTTTTTTAGATCCAGGAGAATTAGATCCCTATGATAATTCTACTGTAGTAGACCATATTGATGGTAAGGTTTGGGATTATAGAATAAGTAATTTGCGTTTTGTTACTCGGTCAGCAAACACCAAGGGTAATAAAAATGTTCCTAAAAATGATATTTTTGAAGTAGCTAAACTCGAAGGAAGATTTTAATGAACGCGCGCGATGATTTAGTTTTGTTAGTAGTACTTACTGCTGCATGGATATTTATAATGTTATGAAAACCATAGTATTAGGACCACCAGGAACTGGAAAGACTACTACTTTGTTAAACAAAGTGGACAGTTATTTAAAAGAAACTGATCCGGATAAAATAGGCTACTTTGCATTTACAAGAAAAGCTGCTAACGAAGCAAGAGATAGAGCAATTAAAAATTTTAATTTAAGTGAAGACGACCTACCATATTTTAGAACACTCCACTCTTTAGCTTTTCGAAGATTAGGTATTAAGAAAGAAGATGTAATGCAAAGAAGGCATTATATAGATTTTGGTAAAAAAGTTAAAGAAGATATATCTTATGCCAAATATCAAGATGATCACAACGGTTTTTTTACCACCGATAGTGAGTATTTAAGTTTAATTAATTTAGCCACCCTTAGAAATACTTCACCGGAAAAACTATATGATACAGGCCAACATAACGGTGATTTAGAAAGAGATAAAGTAATTACAATAGCACGAGAATTAGAGAAATATAAAAAAGAAAAAAATCTCATAGATTTTAATGATATGATATTAGAATTTATAAAGTCAGATAAATCCCCTAAATTTGATGTAGTATTTATAGATGAAGCTCAAGATCTATCATTAATGCAATGGGACATGACAAGATCTATTTGGAATAAAACAAAAGATTCTTTCATTGCAGGTGATGATGATCAAGCTATCTTTAGATGGGCTGGGGCGGACGTAGATTCTTTTATTGCACAAGAAGGACAAATGCTTCCTTTAACACAGTCACATAGAATTCCAGCTAAAATCCATACATTAGCAATGGGCATAATTAATAAAATTAAAAATAGAATCAATAAATCTTGGAAACCAAAAGTACACGAAGGAGCTTTATCAAGATACGAAGAGTTTGAACAAGTAGATATGTCTTCAGGTGAATGGTTAGTATTAGCTAGAACAAAATATATGCTTAATGAATTAGAAAACTATATTTATCAAAATGGTTGGTATTATAAAAATAAATATAAAAAGACTAAAGAAAAAGGATTACATGCAGCTGTAATAGATTGGGAACATTTGCGTCAGGGTCAGCCCTTAACCAACGAACAACTGTTAAAGATATCGGGGTACATGACTAATGATACTTTTAATAAACAAAAAATTAAAGGAATGACTAGGGATGGTATGTATGAACTATCTAAGTTAAAAGAACTTTATGGATTGAATACAGATAAAGTCTGGTTTGAAGCATTTGATAATGCTTCCCGTAGAGATGTAAATTATTTAAAAAAGATGAGGAGGAATGGAGAGAAATTAAATAGGGAACCAAGAATAGAATTATCTACAATTCATGGTGCTAAAGGTGGTGAATCACAAAATGTAGTTTTATTAACTGATCTTAGTGAAAATACATTAAAGTCATATGAAAAAAATCCTGATGACGAGAATAGATTGTTCTATGTTGGTGCAACACGGACCAAGGAACATTTACATATTATAGAACCCAGACAAGAATATAAAGGATATAAACTATGAGTGATATATATAAAAAGCAAGTAGGGGGCACTCACTATCAAAGTATGGTCATTCAGCCTAGTGAGTTTATAAATAAAAATAATATTCCATTTGCCGAAGGAAACGCGATAAAATATTTGTGTCGTCACAAACAAAAAAATCAAAAGCAAGATTTGTTAAAAGCAAAACATTATATTGACATGGCAATTGATAGAGACTATCCTGAGCAAGTGAAAGAAGAAAAGAAAAATTCCTGGGGAATAGTTAAATGATACAAGTTCCTTTATTTAAACCTCAAACTGAATGGTTGCCACCAGAAACATTTCCAGATTTATCCAAGCACGATGAAATAGCAATTGACTTAGAAACTAAAGATCCTGATTTAATTAAAATGGGATCAGGTAATGTCACTGGTAGAGGAGATGTGACAGGTATTGCCGTCGCTGTTCAAGGTTGGTCTGGTTATTATCCAATTGCTCATGAAGGTGGTGGTAATATGGATCGAAAGAAAGTTTTAAAATGGTTTCAGAATGTTTTAAATACTCCAGCTACAAAAATATTTCATAATGCGATGTACGATGTATGTTGGCTTAGATCATTAGGACTTAAAATAAAGGGTAAAATTGTTGATACCATGATCGCTGCGGCAATCGTAGATGAAAACCAAATGCGATATGATTTAAATAATTGTAGTCGTAGATATATTGGTAAAGGTAAAGATGAAGCAGCTTTATATGATGCAGCCAAATCCTGGGGAGTAGACCCCAAAGCGGAAATGTATAAACTTCCAGCCATTTATGTTGGCGCTTACGCAGAAAAAGATGCTGAGATAACTTTAGAACTTTGGCAAGAACTAAAGAAAGAAATTTTACACCAAGATATACAATCTATTTTTGAATTAGAGACTGAACTATTTCCTTGCCTCGTTGATATGAAATTTTTAGGAGTGCGTGTGGACGTTCAAGCAGCTCACCAATTAAAAGAAAAATTACTTGAAGAAGAAAAAGGATGCTTACAAGAAGTAGAAAAAGAAAGTGGAGTAGAGGTACAAATATGGGCAGCACGCAGTATTGCTCAAGTTTTTGAAAAACTTCACCTACCTTTTGACCGGACAGAAAAAACACATTCTCCTTCATTTACAAAAAACTTTCTTCAAAATCACCCCCACCCGCTGGTGAAAAGAATCGCCCGCGCTCGTGAAATAAACAAGGCGCATACCACATTCATTGATACCATAATAAAACATAATCATAAAGGGAGAATTCATGCTGAAATAAATCAGCTAAGAGGGGACAACGGAGGAACGGTAACCGGAAGATTTTCTTATTCAAATCCAAATTTACAGCAGATACCAGCACGGAACAAGGAACTTGGACCACTGATCAGGTCATTATTTATACCCGAGGAAGGCCATACATGGGGTGTATTTGACTATTCTCAGCAAGAGCCTAGGTTGGTAGTGCATTATGCAGCTTTACAAAATCTCTATGGCGTGGACGAAGTATTGGAAGCCTATAATACAGGCGATGCCGATTTCCATACTATCGTGGCAGACATGGCTGAGATACCTAGATCACAGGCCAAGACAATTAATCTTGGTCTGTTCTATGGTATGGGTAAAAATAAATTACAAGCAGAACTTGGAATATCTAAAGAAAAAGCTGATGATCTTTTTAGACAGTATCATCGTAAAGTTCCATTTGTTAAACAGCTAATGGATGCTGTTATGAAGAGAGCACAAGACAGAGGACAAATACGAACTTTACTTGGAAGACTTTGTAGGTTCCATTTATGGGAACCAAATCAATTTGGAATTCATAAAGCTCTGCCTCATGATGCAGCGCTCATGGAACACGGACCAGGGATCAAACGTGCTTATACATACAAAGCATTAAACAAATTAATTCAAGGATCAGCTGCAGACATGACAAAGAAGGCAATGATTGAATTATACAAAGAAGGAATTATCCCACACATACAAGTTCATGATGAACTTGATATATCTGTTAGCAATAATGCAAGCAGAATAAAAGAAATAATGGAGGAGGCAGTTTCACTCGAGGTTCCTAATAAAGTAGACTATGAATCTGGGCCCAATTGGGGCAACATAAAATGATTAAGATATATAATAATTTTTTTGAAACCGATCGTGCAACAGTTATACATAACTTTGTACTAAATTCTTTTTATAAAATAGGTTGGGACGATACTCAAGAACCTCACCATCGACCCTATCCAAATTTACACAGTGAATTTAGTCTTGAAGATTTAAATAAAATAAAAATGTTAGATCCCATTTTAAAAAAAATAAAAAAAGGCAAAAGACATTATGAAAAATGCGTGGTCAATTTAACTAAACCTTTAGATGTTAATTTCATACACGTTCATCAAGGTCTAGTTGCATTGTATTATGCAAATAATACCTGGAATCCAGAGTGGGGAGGAGAAACATTATTCTATGAAAGAGATAAAAAGACAATTAAGCTAGCTAATCCTTACACCCCTAATCAGTTAGTAATTTTTGATGGTCCAATTCCGCACACTATCAAAGCTCAAAATTTAATTGGACCTTCTTATCGGTTTACTATAAGTTTGTTTTTTAAAAATAATATAAAAGAGGAGCAAAAATGAAACAATTTTTGAAACAAATGAGAGTCAAATGGGATATGTTTTCTCTACACTATAGAGAATACATAATTGGCTTCATTGCTGGTTTTGTTATTGGCGCAATACTATTCTAATGAGCAATGGCCTACTTAAATGCAAATATTCCTGTGACCTATGCACAGATCAGGAGAGAGTATCTCTATGATCTTAAAGAACATCATGGCGAAGTTGAAGACTGCATTATATTTGGGCTTTCGTCCATCACTGGTAGGCCGATACTTTTTCATGCAATTATGGAAAACGGTGCGGTCTTCTACAGGCTACCAATCTCTGCGTTCATTCAAAGAGACTATAACCCGGAAGAAGTTCCTCGATATAGGCTTGATGAGCTGGAGCTATGGAATTGCTTCAGTTACTATCCTAGCGTTACTTCTTTTGATATCTTAGATGGACAATCTGGAAAGTTTTTTGGAAAAGATAAAAAAATTCATCCAGGGAAATATCTTTTTACAGTTGACTGGGCACATCCAGAGAGTAATATAGTAGATACAGATCATTCTGAAATATCGCATGAACATAAGTGCGCTCACATTCTCGCTCTAGAGGATGGAAATTATGCTGCACAACCCAACAATCGTATCCTCTGGGATATACCTTCGTTTACAGTGAAAGACGAAGTTCCCGATTGGAAAGTGCAAACCTCAGATTGGAATGTGGAAGACACAGGTAAATGGAAAACAGAAGATACTGATAAGTACTTCTATAATGTAGAGGAGAAAAAAAATGAGTAAGTGTAAAAATTGTCATTGCGATTGTCACTGTAAAGAAAGTCTTCACGGTCATCACTATGACGGGGACTTATGTACATGTGAAGGTTGTCAATGTGGACCTCAAGGTCTCGTGGTAGATGATACCGATGAATGTTTAGGATGTTCTTAATGCATGATAAAATTATTACTGCACTGTTGGCTGTACTCCTCGCCCTCGGCGGATGGACGCTTAGCCGCACATTCTCCTTGTCGCAAGATATGGTCCTTATTAAAGAAAAAGTATCGCAGGTGGAGCAAGCAATCGATGAACAACTATGGAATTCTGTACCCACTGACGACGTCAGTAAGCTTAAGAAGAAAAAGAAGCGTAAGAAAAAAAAGAAAAAGAAAAAGCAGGATTAATGTCTAATGAAAATATTTCACAATGAATGGGAAAAATGGGCTATTATTATTCTTGTTTTATTCCTTATTTCAATAGGTTTATCAGGTTGTAATTATAGAATGATTCCAAGTGAAACAAAAATAGAGTATGGTACAACGGAAACAGATTCTAAAAATGATAAGCTGCAGCAAAAACAGTCTATCAGTCAGAGCTGGAAATGGGAGAAAAAATGATTGAAAAATTAATGACTATGCTTGTGGGAATTTTATTAGCCCTAGCCGGCTGGTCACTTTCCAGAACTTTTGAACTGTCAACTATCCAGGCAGTACACGAAGATAAAGTACATAGAATTCAACAACAAGTTTTAAAACTAGAAGATCAGGTTGATAAGATGATGGATTCAGATGAAGAAATTATGGACCAACATAAAAAATTATTTGAAGCTCTAGAAGATAATCAACCCTCAACAGGATATAGTTATAACTAATGGCACTCAAAATTTCAGAAGAAGCAGCAGTTCAAATGCCTATGAAGACCGTAGCCAGCCTCATCGCGCTGGTAGCGATCGGGACCTGGGCTTACTTCGGTATCATTGAAACCCAAAACAAAATTTCAACTACAGTAGAACTAATGTCGAAAGACTTGACTGAGAATACAGAGTTTAGAATCAAATGGCCGCGGGGTCAATTAGGTTCGCTTCCGGCTGATAGCGAGCAATTTATGATGATCGAGGATTTATACAAGACCACCGAGAAGATAGAGAAACATCTTGAATCTATGGCTTTAAACAAAGTGAACATAGAATTTTTAAGAAAACAAATGGATAAAGTGTTAGAAGATATAGAAGAATTAAAAGATGCTAACAGAGAAATCCATTATAAAAACGGGAGCAAATTTTGATCGAGACAGTTTTTGCATTATTAATGTTTGTACAAGGAGAGATCAAGGAACATCGTATTCAACCCTCAATGGGAATGTGCCTTCGCGGGAAACGTGAGGCGGAGAGACAGTATAGTGAAACTGTATCTTACAAATGTTATAAAGGTAAAGCTAAGACAGAGTTATATTTAGGCGAAAAACATATTACAGCATTAATCCTTGAGTAGGAAAAAGAACCCAATAGCAAAGACTTTAAGAGATAGACGTTATCGTCAACTTGTGGTAAAAAATAAGAAAGCATATAATAGGAAAAAAACATGGAAAACAAAGCTGGAAAAACTTTTAACGTAGAAGCACAAGTAGTTAACGGGAAGTGCCCCTTCTGTACAGAAGAAAGTATATTTGTATCAGTTTATAAAACTATATACAGATGTGTAACGTGTGGGTCAGATTTAGAACAAAAAATAAATGGAAAAATTAGTTACCTACCTCATTTAACTAAAGGTGATAAGATAGAAGTAAAACCTCTTTATAAATGAGTAAAAGACCCAAATTTGGTATTAGCACTAAACCTATACGAGATAAACCTAGAAAACGACCAGGACGTCATAAAAAGAATAGAAATAAACAGGAAAAAAGACAACAGAAAAAGAGAAGAAAAGGGCGTTGACAATAGTCCTCTGCTATCCTATATATAAGATATGAAAGCAAAAAGTATAAATTTAAAAGTATCTAATATATCTCAGAAACAATGGTCTAATTTAGTTATTGAACTAAATTTAATGGCTCAGGCTTGGAGATCTTATGGGCCTGTTATTAAAATAAAGACCCATAATTTAGATCGTATATTAACCTGGGGCAGAAAAAGAAATGACGACAAAGAAAATAGAAGAAGCGGTAAGACTTTGGAACAAAACAAAAAATTCTAAATATAAAGATTTGTGGTATAAGCTGGTCGAGGAGTTTGTTCATGGCAAAAACATTAATAATATTAGTATTACTGTTCGACGGGACTTTAATAAAAGAAACACTAGACTTTGCAAAACCTGTGACAATTCATGAGTGTATGATGTTTGCAGATGACCATAGAACAGCAATATCAACCTACAATGAAAAACAAAATACATGGCTCTTAAACGATGGTCGAGGAACACTTCAAGGTTTTATTTGTGACTAAAACCCATCGCTAAAAGGGAATTAGAGCGATAGGTTATTGTGGTGAGAAGAGTAAAAAGCTACTAGCACAATTTTACCTCACTGTCAAATGGTACCCTCACCAACACAATAAAATTTAATAATAGTCCCATATTTATTAACTTCTTTTGGTCCTATCTCTTTTGCTTTTTTAATAGATTCTTCATAGCCGGCAATGATACATTCGTAATGGCTATTATATTCTCCGGGCATTGGGTGTGGAGGCAAACACTGTTGATATACACTTGTACAAATAATCATACTTAATATAAATTTCATCTTGACAAACCTTAGTTCAATCCTATATATTGCTCAGAAATATATGAAAGGACACAATGACTGATATAACAAAGTATAGAAATGTTTCTTTAACAAAAGAGACCTATAACACATTAATATCATTATCGAAAGTTTTATTGCCCGATGCAAAACTTTCTATCAGCAAGACTGTAGAATGTTTAGCAAACGAAAAAGCAAAAAAACTTAATGGTAAAAAGAGAGTAATACTATGATAGCCGTTTGCTTAAATTGTAAAGGCAATGGATACATTAGAACTAAAGATCCCGAGGATGGTGAAATAAATATTCACCAGTGTTGGGAATGCGATTCGAAAGGCGAAATTAGACATGAAGATAGTGATGATTATTGGAATCATATTCCTATTAAACAACTGTAATAAAGTAGAGTTGGACGCGTTTGATCCAGCAACGTCCACCGTAAAGTGGATTCTAACAAAGGATAAAAATGGCACTCAATAAAGAAGACTACCCTTGGGTAGAATCTGAAAGTAATTTAACCAAAGAAGAATGGGAAACCCATAGAGATTGGTTTTTAGGTTTTTGCGGTGATGTTATAAATACCGGAGAACTATTAGAAGAGGGAAAATATTTTAGAGTAAAGGCAACTAAACATGCTAAGTGAAAATAATATTGCTTATATAGCGGGTCTATTTGATGGGGAAGGAAGCCTTCAATGTAAAAAAGGCTGGGAAAAGAAAAAGAAACATACCGGCGAAGGATACAGACAAACTAACGCATGGCGTATTTCTATGGAAATAGCTATGACTGATGAATTGGTGATTCGTTGGGTACATGAAATATTAAAAGTAGGTAGTGTTATTCGAAGAAATGTAAAAGGTCTAAACAAAGCGGGAAAAAAATATAAAACACAGTGGCGTTGGCGATGTACTTTTAGAGATGCACTCTACGTCTGTAAATTAATTTGGCCCTATACACAGGTTAAACAACATAAGGTAGAACAAATCATTGATCACTACGATCCGTATGATAAAAGTATGGGAGAAAATGTAGTAGATCTAGCACTCGAAAGAGAGATAAGGAAATTAGAAAATGACAGATAAAAAAATAAAAACAGTAGACACATTAGATAAAAACAGAGTGCAGTATGGTGTGTTCCAATGGGGACCATGTATAATGCACATAAGAATTTCAGAAGATTTTCATAAACTTTTAATGAAAGAAGCTACAGCGAGTAGGAAAAAAGAATTGGATTTTAGAGAAAAACTGGCAGGCATTATAAAAGAAGAATATAATTTTATAAATAAAGAACAGTTTGTACCATGGATATCCCAATGTTTAGGAATTTATGATGAAGCTTTTCAGAAGTTTAGAAACATACGATATAAACCTGAAGATAAACCTCAATATTTATTGTCGGCTATGTGGGTCAACTATATGAAAAAAAATGAATACAATCCCCCTCATGATCATGGTGATGATTTATCATTTGTAATTTTCTTAGACGTCCCTGAAGAACTTCAAAAAGAAACAAAAAATTTTATTGGTAATTCTGGTGGACCTGGTTCACTTGGATTTCTTTATGGAGAGGGTAATAGACAAGCAGTAACTTATCAGGCTGTTAAACCCGAGAATCGGGATATGTTTATATTTCCTGCATGGGTTAAACATTATGTAGCACCTTTTTATTCGGATGTAACTAGAATTACTGTAGCTGGTAATGTATCTACTGGAGTACCTCTACATAAAATGGAAGCTTACAATAAGCAAACGTTTGTATCCGCAGGACCAGATGGATCCAAGAAATAAATTCTTTTTTATGGTGTTCAGTGGGTTCACTGTCCTTATTTGTTTAAGTCTATTTATGTTGATTTTTGTATTATGAGTATAAAAAATAAAAAGCCAAAATGGGACGGAAAATCAAGGGTTTCCAACGATTTGTATCGAAAAAATTTTGATGAAATATTTGGAAAAATATCTCGAGAAAAAACTCCTCCGAAAGAATGGATAAAAGGTTATAGAAAGTGGCAAAAGAATAATGAAGATAAATAAGTTAGTCAAATCTAAAATAGAAAGAGAATTCTTTTTTTTACAAGGTAATTTATCTATTGATAATAAATATTTTATTAAAAAAATAGAAGAAGGTATAAAAAAAGAAGGTAATGAGAATTATGCTACCTACGTAAACTCACCCATGACTAATTATAAATATTTTATTGAAGACAAAATGTTTATAAAAAATTTATTACCTGTGTTTGATTTATTAGATGAAACATCTTTTTATGCTACTCCTAAGTGGCAGATGCAAGAGGCCTGGGGTTTTAGACAAGGGTTTGGGAATTATAGTAAACGACATCATCATAATCCTGCCTTTTTATCGGGTGCAATAGCATTAAATAACCATCCACAAAAATTACATTTTTATGAAATAAATGAAACGTTAGAGGCTAAGACAGGAAACTTTGCTATTTTTTCTAGCTTTTTAGAACATAGCAACAGTAGAAATGTAACTGATAAAGTTAGATATGGATTAAGTTTTAATCTTTATTATGTTTGATTCTTTTAAATGAAATTTTTAGCCCTCCGCTTAGATGAACATGACTCAAGTGTTTGTTACACAGATGGTATAAATGTTAAATATTATAAACCAGAAAGACATAATCAAATAAAACATTATGGCTACAATAATTTATATGACTGGTTTCATACTACTAATTATCTAGACTTTAATATTAATGAGTTAGATGCAGTTGCTATTATCATGGATGTTTTTCGTCATCCATATATTAAAAAGGAAGATCCTGATAAACTATATGAAAGAATAGATATACCTTTTAAACCATTCACGGATATGAAGTGTCCAGTGTATCGAGTAGATCATCACTATGCCCATAGCTTATCTTCTTGGATGCTGAGCAATACAAAAAACCATGCGGTTTTAGATGGATGGGGTGATTTGTGGCAATCTACAAGTTTTTTTAAAAATAATAAAAAAATAAAAACATTTACGTTAAAAGAATTAGAATCTTTTGGATGTTTTTTAGGAAAGATGGGATTAAGATTTGGATTGGCAGATAGTCATGAAGAGGATCAAGCAGGTAAGCTGATGGCCTTTCAATCTTTTGGACAGATTGATAAAAAACTATGGGGAAGAATTAAAAATCTAAGCTATGAAAAAAATAAAGATGTTTTTGATTTTCATAAGTTAGAAGCTGTTCATGAAAGCGATATGGTAGGAAGATTCTCTTTGTTAAATTTCTTACACACCTTACATAAATATGCTGAGGAAAAAATCCCTCCCTTTTTCAAAAAATATTTACCCACTGATAAAGAAATAACTTATTCTGGGGGTGTGGCTCATAACGTATGCGTCAACTCTAAACTTAAACAGGTATATAAAAATATTATTATCCCTCCGCATTGTGCTGATGAAGGACTGACCCTAGGGGGTGTAGAATTTTTAAGAAGATTGTATGAACAACCTAAAAAATTTTCAAAAAATAAATTTCCTTTTTGGCAAAGTGATGTGGCCCCTTCTAGTAAACCTACAAATAAAACACTTAGATTTGTAGCCGAACAATTAGCTTTAGGTAAAACAGTTGGCTGGTATCAAGGACATGGAGAAGTGGGACCCAGAGCATTGGGTAATCGATCAATACTGATGAGCCCGGAAGTTACAAATGGTAAACATATATTAAATAAAAAGGTAAAGCACCGTGAAGACTACCGACCTTTTGCTGCTTCTATTTTATCACACAGAACAAAAGATTTTTTTGATTGGGAAGGTGAGAGTGAATTTATGAAATTTAGTGTGAAGTTTAAAGACAAAGTATTTAAACCGATATCACATGTGGATGGTACATCTAGAATACAGACTGTTCCTACCAAAGCGTGTTACAAAGATTTTTGGTGTTTAATCAATGAGTTTGAGAAACTAACGGGTCTACCCATGTTATTAAACACATCCTTAAATGATAATGGAAAGCCTATAGCTGGAACTCCTGGAGATGCGTTGAATTTATTTAAAAACTCAGAACTAGATATTCTTGTTGTAGGAAACGAGGTAGTAAAGAAATGATTAAAGTTATAGACAATGTTGTAGGAAAAAAAGAACAAGAAAAAATAAAAAATATTTTATTAGGAATGAATTTTGATTGGTATTACCTTAACGATATCACATCAAAAGACAGCCTTGTTGAAAGAAAACCAGGTGTAAGTCATCAATTTTATGCGAGAAATAGAACACCGGTCCATAGTCGTCAGTTAAAACATATCATGAATCTATTAACCACAACTGCCCGTAAGCTAAAGATAAAACAATTTAATCTTTTATTATCGAGGGCATTTTTACAATTCCCATTATCTAATTATCTACTAAAAAATAGTTATGTGGATGATCCACATATAGATATGCCTGAAAGACATTTAGTATTTTTATACTATGTAAATGATAGTGATGGTGATACTATTATCTATAAAGATAAAAAAAGTTTAGAAATAAAAAAGAAAGTAAAACCAAAACAAGGACGCATGGTAATATTTAATGGTGAGTACTGGCACTCAGGCAGTCAACCTACTAAAGATATTCGTTGCATTATAAACACGGACATAACAAATGAAAAAAAATAATAAATTTAAATATATCACTGGCACACAGATCACGACCCAAGGATCACGGACCTACGATATAAATGGTTCTAGACTTCCGAGTGTAACTACGATATTAGGCAAAACAAAAAATCAACAATTTCTAAAAGACTGGAAGGCACGAGTTGGAGAACAAGAAGCAGAACGAATCAAAAATTATAGTAGTAGGCGGGGAACTTCCATGCACAAGTTCCTTGAATCTCATGTATCAGGAGTTGGGTACGATGATCTTACAGGGATCGGACAAGAGGCGAAGCCCATGGCCAAAAAAATTATTGAAGAAGGTTTACTCCCTGTGGAAGAGTATTACGGCTCGGAAGTCACATTGTATTA